GGCTTAGTCTCTGGACTGACAGTCCTTGCTGGTCCATCTAAACACTTCAAAACATCGTTTGCGTTGAAGATGGCAGCCGGGTATCTGAAAGCAGATCCAGAAGCAATCATGTTGTTCTATGATTCTGAGTTTGGTTCACCCGAATCATATTTCGAAACATTCGGCATCGATATGACACGAGTGCTTCACACTCCCATAACGGATGTTGAACAACTCAAGTTTGATTTGATCGGTCAACTTGAAAATCTTGAAAAAGAAGATAAAGTGATCATAGTGATCGACTCGATCGGTAACCTCGCTTCGAAGAAAGAACTCGAAGATGCTATCAATGAAAAGTCTGTTGCTGATATGTCACGAGCAAAAGCCCTCAAAGGTTTGTTTCGTATGGCAACACCTTACCTGAAGATGAAGAACATTCCTCTTCTTGCGATCAATCATACTTACAAAGAGATTGGTCTTTTTCCTAAAGACATCGTTGGTGGCGGTACTGGCATCTATTACAGTGCTGATAACATCTGGATTCTAGGTCGTCGACAGAACAAGACAGGCACCGAGGTGACTGGTTATGATTTCATTGTGAATGTTGAGAAGTCTCGATTTGTGAAAGAGAAGTCGAAGATCCCGATTAGTGTATCTTGGGATGGTGGTATCGAACGCTTTAGTGGTTTGTTAGATGTTGCCCTTGCTTGTGGTTTCGTTGTCAAACCTTCTAACGGGTGGTATCAGTTGGTTAACATTGAGACTGGTGAAGTGATCGGTACTAAAGTACGTGAAAAGGATACTCTTACAGAAGACTTCTGGCGAGACATTCTAGCAAATCCCAAGTTTCAAGAGTTCATTGAGAAACAGTACTGTATCAGTTCTGGAGGAAACTCGATTGAACTTGATTTAGAAATGGCAGAAGATTAATGAGTATTAAAATGGTAAGCGAAGGGGTCGACTATGAGTTGTCCCCTTCAACGGAGACGGGGGTCGAACAAGCATGGGATGTTCGACTCCTGAATGGAGACTTTACCGAATCCGTAATTAGATTCGGCAATATCGCATTCGATGGAGAAAATGATTGCTTAACATTCAATTTTATGTTAATATCTACACCAGTGGAAGGTTTGTCAGAAGATGATGTTGGTCTACAAGATAGAGCGGCAGAGATTCTACAAAGCATTCTAGAAGATGCTCACGCATCACAATCCCTAGTAATGGGCAATCCAGAGGAAAACCGTGAAGATTGATTTAGAACAGACTATCCTTAGAAATATATTGACGAATGAATCTTACATGCGTAAGGTCATTCCCTTTGTTAAGAAAGAATACTTCGAAGGTGTCTATCAGATTCTCTTTAGCGAGGTCACTAAATTTGTGGGGAAGTATAATAAACTTCCTTCACTGGATGCTTTCAAAATAGAAATCGATCAGTCAGAAAGATTTAACGAACAAACTTACACACACGCCATCGACATTCTTCCAAACATCTTTGAGAAGAAAGAAGAGAATAAACAATGGCTCTTAGATACGACAGAAAAGTGGTGTCAAGATCGTGCGGTTTATCTTGCGATTATGGAGTCGATCTCTATCATCGATGGTAAACATCAGACATTATCGAAGAACTCATTGCCTGACATTCTACAAGACGCCCTATCAGTAACATTCGACACAAATGTTGGTCACGACTACCTAGTGAATGTTGATGAACGATATGCCTTTTATCATGCGCAAGAAGAAAGAATACCCTTTGATCTTGAATACTTCAATTCGATTACGAAAGGTGGTCTTCCTAACAAGACCTTAAACATTGCTCTTGCTGGTACCGGCGTCGGTAAATCGTTGTTCATGTGTCATGTTGCGGCGTCTGCCCTCGCGCAGGGTCGTAATGTTTTATACATCACGATGGAGATGGCAGAAGAACGTATCGCTGAACGTATTGACGCGAACCTACTGAATGTGCCAATAGATCAGTTAGAGAACATGTCTCAAACAATGTTCACAAGCCGTGTGCGTAAAATTGCGGATAGCACAAATGGTAAACTGATCATCAAAGAGTATCCGACAGGTCAAGCACACAGTAGTCATTTCAGGGCATTGTTAACCGAACTGAGATTGAAAAAGAAGTTTGTTCCTGAGATTATCTTTATAGATTATCTAAATATATGTGCGTCTTCGAGAATGAAATCTATGGGCGGCGCGATCAATTCGTACACTTATATTAAAGCCATTGCCGAAGAATTGCGTGGTCTTGCTGTCGAATTTAATGTGCCCATTGTGTCCGCGACACAAACGACGCGTTCGGGATTCGGTAATTCAGATCCTGGGTTAGAAGACACTTCGGAGTCTTTTGGTCTTCCTGCCACGGCTGATCTAATGTTTGCTCTAATTTCTAATGATGAACTAACCAATCTTGGTCAGATTATGGTGAAACAGTTGAAGAATCGTTATAACGACCCAAACAAGGATAAACGATTTGTTATTGGTGTTGATAGATCGAAGATGAAATTATATGATCTGGATGAATCTGAACAGACATTAGTTGATGATGATATCCCAGTTTTCGATAAGTCTGCTTCAGGCGAGAAATTAAAAAATATTAAAGTCTTTTAGGAGATTCGAATGAATCCATATCTACACACAGCAATAGCCGTAGGTCTTATGTTTGGTTCTTATATGATAGGCAGACACTTTGGTTATCGAAGTGGTATGATCGATGTCTGGGTCCCAATACTCGAAGCCTTTAAAGCAAAGACAATTGAAATAACCGATGATGATGAGGTTATCGTTACAGATACTAATGGAGAGAAGAGGAAAGTTAATTGATGAAGAACTATAAATTTCGTGAAGATGAACTAATCGACGAATTCAAAAAATACATTGACTCAACCTATGACGCACACTATGGTCAAGGCGGACTACAATCGTCTGAAGTGATCATAGACCGTGGTCATGGTATGGGTTTCTTTTCTGGTAACGTTGATAAGTATAACGGACGTTATGGTAAGAAGGGAGACTGCCCTGCGGATTTCAGAAAGGACATAACGAAGATTATCCATTACGGATTCCTGATGTTGTTTGAGCATGATCGTATTCATGGTATTGACTCATGAAGATACATCTTTGTACGGGATTACCACGATCTGGTAGCACAATTTTACTAAACATTCTTCAGCAGAACCCGCGCATATTCACATCAAGCACCTGCGTTGTACCTCGATTGCTTAACGACCTTCTCACAAAAACAAAAGTGAAAGAAGAGTTCATGGCAATGGAACAGACCAAGGCGGACAAAGCGATGTATGGGTTTGCTCGTGGAGCGACATACGGTTGGTATGAAGGTCTGACTGATAAACCTGTTGCTTTTTCGAAGAGTCGTTACTGGAGCAATCTGTTTCACTTATTCCCCGAAAGTAAAATTCTTGTGACAGTACGGGATCTAAGAGATGTCGTTGAGAGCTTCGAAAAACTTGAAAACAAAACATTAGCAACACACACATACACCTCGTTAGACAACACACTTCTAGGGGCGATGACGGTAGAAGAGAAGTTGAACTATTATGTCAATCAATCGAATCCCATGACGTTGAGTCTTCGTACAGAAATCCCCCGATGTATCGAACTGTTTCCGACGAAGCGAGTAATGTTTGTTCGTTATGAAGACATAACACAAGCGCCCGAAGAAATGTTGAAGAAGATCTACAACTTCATAGAAGAACCTTATTTCGATCATAATCTGAATGATATCTCTCAGAATGAAAACTATGAACATGATAATGTTTACTATGCCGAAAAGATTAGTCACTCTACTAAATCCGTATTCAAATACTACAAGGAGCCCGATCGTAAACTCCCAGAGTGGTTCCACAATCAGGTTGTTTCTAATAACCCATTTTTCTATAACTCATTTTATCCAGATGTAAAGGTTGACAAGTAGTAATATTTTTGATATAATACATATATGAAAGCAAAAACAGGAGTGTGCACATGAGACAAACTGAGTTAAACCTGTCCTATAAGGACACAAGCAAGCCGCCCTATAACGGACAGTTCTTCTGCCCGATTAGACAGGAGTTTAATAATTGGTCCGACCACATTAATTGGTACAAGGCAAAACGACTATGAGTGATATGACTGGTTTTACACAAGCGGCCCGAGAGGGTGTTGTAACAGTTGTTTTTAAGAAGATTTTTGATGGTGAGATTCGAGTGATGCCCTGCACACTAAATGTCGAATTGTCCAACCACAATGTTCCTGAGATCATGGAACAGAAAGAGACCAATGACCATTTAGTTGTGTGGTGTTTGGACAAAGAAGGGTGGCGATCATTTCGAGTGGATACTGTGATTGAATGGTATAAAGGATCCCCTAAAGAACAAGCCTTAAAGGATGTTTTGGCAGATGAATATGAAAAGCCTTCTTCTTAGTTTTCTTGTTCTTATTTCGGGATGCTCAAGTTTCCCTACAAATGATTGTGAAGTATCAGTGGAAGTACCTGTAAAAATAACTGCCCATATACCTGGCATTGGAGGTGTTGTTGATATTAACGCACTTCCAGTTATATGCCCCCCCTACCTTTAGATCAAAATGTTCTAAAAAAACTTAATAAACCCTTTGACAACATCCCTTAAATGAAGTATAATGTGTGTTGATTGGGGGATCTGGAGCGTAATCTTTTCGCTAGGAGTTTCGGGCTCACTGCTTCCCCTTTTTTCTTATTGTTATGGAGTTTATTATGACCTACGAAGAATTCAAAATCCTATATAAAAAATTAGTTATAGAACTTTTACGCAACGATGCGCCAAAAGTTCCTAACATGATTTTTTCTAAAAGTTCAGCAAAGATTGCTGACAAACTATCAGACCTTTGTGAGGAGTATCCCGACTATGGAGAGCGAGTTGATTGTGAAACTTGGAGCGAAATTTAAAGATATCGACTATCGTCGTATTTTTGGTATTGGGTTAGTTATGGTCCCCATATTTCTTTGGGATGTCTTTTTTTGGGTCGTTGAGAAATTGTACGACACCTGTCTGGTTATAGACAACTCTTTGGGTAGAAAATTAAAAAAGTTTATGGAGAAGTAGTTTATGACTTGTATTGTTGTTGCTGGTCTTGGACCTGTTGGTACCGCTGTTAGTGAAGCCCTTTTGCATCACCGTGATGTTGAGGTCTATCTTGACGATCCTCATAAGGGCGAAAACTTAGACTTCCCGTCTAACATAACCGTTGATGGTGTCGTTGTATGTGTTGCCACTCCTATGAGTGAGGACGGTTCGTGTTATGTTGATAACATTGTTGATGTTTTTAAAAAATATGGATCAAATGTGAAGTACTTGATCCGGTCAACTACAAATCCTCTTTTTCTTCGTGAGTTTGCACATCTGGATATTACCTTCAGCCCAGAGTATATACGTGGTACAACAGGTGCGAATCCTACGAAAGAGTTTCTGGACTCAGAGTTTGCGATCTATGGTGGTGGTTCGATGCGATGGTGGCATGAGATCTTCGTACCGATTCTGACTAATCTGAAGACTGTAAGATTCATGACAGCAGAACAAGCATCGTTTGCCAAGTATTTTCTGAACGGTTTTCTTGCAACCAAAGTGACATTCTTCAATCAAGCCTATGAGATTTACGAAGCGTGTGGTGGTAAAGACTTCGATGTTGTGATTGATGGTCTTTGTCTTGATCCCCGAGTAGGGTTGTCGCACACACAGGTCCCTGGCCCCGATGATCAGTTTGGTTATGGTGGTCACTGCTTCCCTAAAGACATGGCTGCTTTCGCAAAGTTCGGTGAAGAATCTGGTGCTAATGTACAATTCTTGAAGGACACTATTGCTGCGAATGACCGAAACCGTTCGAGGCCCCTTTTGTCAGAGATTAAGGAGAAACTGTTATGATATTAAAAATCGGTATTTACGCAACCGTTCTTATGTGTGCTTTCTTTGAAAGAATATCAACAGACGAAGGTCTCGGGATAACCGCGACTCTTGCTACACTTGGTTGTTTCGTAGGTCTTGCCTTTAACATCGACACACTAATAAGGGAAAAATTCTATCGTGGATAAAATTTCTATATTTGATTTTGAACAACAACTCATGGAGTGTACTAATGTTATCGAAGATATTGATATGATAACTTCTCATTTTATTAATGACACTGAATGGGCAGGTAAACATTTTAGCGCAGACGCGTCGGACGCCTTGATGAACAAATACGGTGGAGTAAAAGAACTATACGAACTAAAATTTAGAAGGATGTTACATACCTTTGAAAAAGTTTGTAACGAGTATCATGGGTATAGAAAACAGGTAGAGAATTTGGGTCAACAAAAATGAGGTCCGTTTTAGCGTTATCGTTAATACTCTTTTTACCGCTCAAGGTTTCTTCGTCTGCAATTGATTGGAATATTGTAAGTCACGGTGGTGAAGAGGTGGTTCCTCAAGACGCTTATTGTATGGCACTTAATATTTACCATGAAAGTAGATCTGAGAATCTTGCGGGTAAATTTGCGGTTGCTGATGTCGTTATGAATCGTGTATATGATCGTCGTTACCCCGACTCAATTTGCGGTGTTGTGTATCAAGCAGAATTGAAACCTCATTGGAAAAATCCCAATAACATGGTTCCTGTAAGGAACCGTTGTCAGTTCAGTTGGTATTGTGATGGTAAGTCAGACGAACCTACCGAAAAAGATGCATGGAATGAATCAGTCTTAGTTGCACATCAAACGATCAATGAAGGGCGTATGGCAGGTATTACTGAGGGTGCTACTCATTATCATACAGTTTATGTTGATCCTTATTGGGCAAGTTCACTTACTCAAATTGGGCACATAGGTTCTCATATTTTCTACCGAGAAAACTAAATGAAAGAGAAGTTTCTTGTTGCGTACATGGATATGGCAAAACGATTTGCTGAATTGAGTACCGCCCGACGACTGAAAGTTGGTGCGATTATTGTTAAAGAAGACCGTGTCATCTCTATTGGATATAATGGGATGCCTTCGGGTTGGGACAACAACTGCGAGATCGAAGACTGGCCCGACTGGATGAAAGACCGAGACCAGTTAGATCCCGCATATCTTCGCCTTCGATCAAAACCAGAAGTTCTTCATGCAGAAGCGAACGCAATCACCAAGGTTGCTCGAAGTTCAGAATCGTGTGAAAATGCAGCGATTTTCTGTACTCATACCCCATGTATCGAGTGTGCGAAACTAATTTATCAAAGTGGTATTACAGAGGTCTATATCGGTGAAGACTACGCCGCCCGTAAGGGTTGTGGAGAAGATTTTTTGATGAAAACAGGGATAAAAATCGAAAAAATCGCTTGACATATGATCTAAAAACAAGTATAATGGACACATAAATTGATAAAACAGGTATCTCACTATGAAAGTTATTCTCTCGGGTCCCCTTGGCGGTCAATTAGACATGGGTTTACAGGCTTCGGCACTGACGGCAATCAAATTCTTCGCTAAAAAACTAAATATACACCGACTCCACACCAAAATCCAAGTTAGGTTTCATCACAGACTCTCTGTAGACAACTCTCATAGTGAGGGTCTTTGCGAGTCGTTGGGTTCGCGAAACTTCAATATAGATGTTGCGTTGTATGGGAACTGGATGTCGACCCTAGCACATGAGTTAGTTCATGTCAAACAGTTTGCTCGAAAAGAGTTGACCGAGAATTTACAATATTGGAAAGGTAATGACCATTCTGATACAGACTATTGGGACCAAATTTACAATATTGGAAAGGTAATGACCATTCTGATACAGACTATTGGGACCAGCCTTGGGAGAAAGAGGCTCGAAGGTTGCAGAAGAAAATGATGATTGAGTATATGTCTGAGTTCGAATAAAGTTATGCGAAACAGAAGTTGTGCTTTCGCTTTTACATAAAGGTTTAGGAAAAATGGAAAAGATAAAGTCAAATCCAGTTGCGAAGAACTGTAATAAGTTTAATAAACCTGCGACACACAAAGATCGTAAGAAAGCGGCCGCCCGTGGTTATGACAAATATAAAAGGTGGATAAAGGAGTCGGAGTAACTATGAACGACGATATGTTCGATGAATTAATGGAGAGTGTTCAAGAAATGGATCAGATAGAATATTTTAAAAAACTACAAAGTCATGATTGGTATTATGATTACTCCGACGATAATCGAGTCTGGGAAAAAGGTCGTAGAGAGTCACAACGGTTACAGGCGATCGCTCAGGAAATGCCTATATATCTCGTCATGTACGAGGCTATGGCAGATTATATGTTAAGCCCACCCGAAAAAAGAAAGGGATTGAAAGAACCCAAAATTGAAGACTATTTAAATTAAAAGGAAAGTAATATGAAATCCGCAGGTAAAGTATGGGGTACAACAACTCAGATTGAGGCAAATGGGTCGTTAGAGTTTCATCGCATCGAGTTTAAAGCAAACTACCAATGTTCTGAACACTATCATTCCACCAAGAGCAATGGGTTCTTTGTAGAACAGGGTAAAATGTTAATCAAAACATGGCCCGAAAACACCGAGATTGTGGACACAACAGTCCTCAATGCGGGAGACTACATGGAAGTTCCTGCTGGTGTCTGGCATCAGTTTGTTGGGGTCACGGATGGTATTGCCTTTGAATTATACTGGTCTGAGTTTGACAAGGACGACATTGTTAGACGTTCACAAGGTTCACGAGTTCCAGGTGTCGAGCACGAAGAAAGTAAAGGTGAACAACAGGACCTGAACTGGGACGGCAACTAAACTGACGGGGTATAGCGCAGTCTGGTAGCGCGCCTGCTTTGGGAGCAGGATGTCGGGAGTTCGAATCTCTCTACCCCGACCAATTTCAAAATAAAAATATGAAAGAAGAAATCAAAGAGCATTTTGAAGGTAGTACCATGAGCAAAGCTGGTAGACTTGCTATGGAACTGAGTGCAGAGAAAAAGCGTCTCCTACAGGAAATGAACGATCTTCAAATGGAAGTAGAGGATCTAAAACCTACTACGCCAACAGGAACCCTTGATAGTTACGTCAAGTGGGCAGCAACCATATCTGCTGTCTCTGGAATATTTTTGCAGCAAGCAGATTTCAATGTCACGGGGCAAGTTCTTTATGCGATCTCTGCGTGTTGTTGGGTTTATGTTGGTAGTAGTTGGAATGATAAAGCCATTATGATTGGTAGTGCTATATCAGGAACCGCAGTATTATTGACGCTTGCTAAAGTTTTTAGTTAAATGACTTGACTTTTGAAATGGAATATGTTATATATAATGTGTCGATGCGGAATTGTCCGATCGATAGACAACAATCTTGCTTAAATTAAATAAGGAGATAGCAATGGTTACTACAAGAAGTAAAGTGTTTTCGTTCCCCCACTCTCGTTTCATTGGTTTCGACCATGTATGGGATGAGATAGAAAGATTAACTGCCGCTGGCGCAAACGAGAAGGGTTTTCCTCGTCACAATATTATCAAATATTCTGACACGGAATACGCCATGGAGTTCGCACTTGGTGGTTATAAAAAAAGTGATTTAGACATCGAGTCTCGACCCGGTGTTCTTGTCATAAAGGGCAACCCTGAAGAGGATACAACTGAGTATCTTCATAAAGGGATTACTACGAAGAAATTCGTGGAAACATTCCGACTTGCAGATCATGTTGTCGTTGATGGAGCTGAATTCGTCAATGGACTACTAGTGATTAAACTCAAAGTGGAACTACCCGAAGAACAGCGTCCGAGAAAAATAGAAATCTCACAAAGGGCGTAAAAATGGAAAAGTTTGTAAAAAGCGAGGAATTTCTTTCCTCTAAAAAAGAAGAAATGGTTGCCATCGCGCAACTGGTTGGGGTGCTTTTGGTTGCACCGATTATGACTTGCAGATCATGTTGTCGTTGATGGAGCTGAATTCGTCAATGGACTACTAGTGATTAAACTCAAAGTGGAACTACCCGAAGAACAGCGTCCGAGAAAAATAGAAATCTCACAAAGGACGTAAAAATGGAAAAGTTTGTAAAAAGCGAGGAATTTCTTTCCTCTAAAAAAGAAGAAATGGTTGCCATCGCGCAACTGGTTGGGGTGCTTTTGGTTGCACCGATTATGATTGCTGTAAGTTGGTACGCATGATCAAGAAAATCAAAAATTGGTTAGGCATTGTATTCTTTGCTTCGCTTGTAATGGGAGGTCTAATAGCACCTCTCTTCACACCTAACTACGGTGTGTACACAGCAGGTTCAAGTCTGTATATGCCAGCGCCATATTTGTAAAACACTGGGGGGTCTCGAACCCCCCAACCTTTTATAGGAATAAAATGTATGAAACTGAAACTGTTTTTATTATTAATTATATTATCAAGCCCAGGTCCAGCACTCGCCGGTCCGTATGCTGAGTATAAGAACGAGTATGAGATGAGAGACTGGAACAAAACCAAGTCCGTTGAACATATGCGTTTTGGTTACAAAGCAGAAAATAATCTGTACTTTGAAATTGGACCTATGACCAGCGGGCACAGTTACGAATCAGGGTACAAATTTAAATTCAATGAGGTTGTTGTAAAAGGCAAACTTGAAACCAAAGACACTGGTGAAGCAAAGACTAAGATTGAAACTGAAATCCGATTTAATTTTTAAGGAGGAAGTTATGGCGAATGCACGCCGTCGCATTTTAAATAAGTCTAGACAACAACAGTGCAATCGTAAAAGGCAACAACTGTTTCGCCTTACCAATATCGATCAAAAGATGAAAGGAATTGAAAGATGTACGAGTATAAAACAAAGTTAGTTAAAGTTGTTGACGGTGATACCGTTGATGTGGATATCGATCTGGGCTTCGGCGTTTGGTTAAAGAAAGAACGAGTACGCATCATGGGTATCGATACTCCAGAATCTCGAACCCGTGACAAGGTAGAGAAAGTTTTCGGCAAAGCCGCAAGCAAGCGATTGAAGGAACTGCTTGGACCAAACCCAGTACTGCAAACTCAGATTGCTCGTGATGGCGAAGATATGAAAGGCAAGTTCGGGCGTATCCTTGGTGACTTTATGGTGTATGATCCAACCCTTGATGCTTGGAGACCAGTTACCTCGGTCATGTCCGAAGAAGGTCATTGTGTGCCTTACTACGGCGGATCGAAAGAAGATACCCAAGCACAACACATGGTCAATCGACGTAGGTTGATCGAAGCGGGTATTGTAAATATGACATTAGAAAAAGCAGGATTAATATAATGAATAAGTTGAGCGAATTTCTGAACGAAGAAACAGACGACTTGGTGCGTGATTTCTTAATAGAAGAAGTTGAATTTTTAGACGATCAAGATGTGCAAAGTGCATTCCATAGAGTGATTGCATGGTTTAGTGTTCCAGGCACATACAAAGAAGGTCAGTATGACTCTAAAATTTAGTCTGGTGTAATGTGTACCTCTGTATTTGCAACAAGATCACTGAATCTATGCTTGCAGAGAACTCTTCCCTCATCAATGTGATCGGCTCCAAGTGCGGTAAATGCCTTGAAACAGGGTCGGTCAACGATGGGGAACGAGTTGTTTATATAACTAATAGTTCTAACCATATAACAAAATGATCTAAAAAAAGACATTTATTTCCCCCAAAAACCCCTTGCAAATCAACGACTTATAATCGTTTTTATCTCCTTTAAAATCAGTAACTTTGCAAATCAACGACTTATAATCGTTTTTATCTCCTTTAAAATCAGTAACTTAGCGCTTGTGTTTTCACATCATGTAGCGTATAATAAGTACTTAATCAATGAGGAATCAACTATGTCTTACTTAATCCACCAGTTTCACCTCAGTAACGAAGCGTCTGACCACCTGAATTCAGTTGGTTGGAGTGGTGACTTCGGCGACTTCCCTGAGATCGCAATCCAGCGTGATGTCAAGTTTATGGGTGGTTCTAAGAACTACGCCCCTTGGATGGAAGGTCACTTCGAATCAGTTGCTCGTGTAACTGGTGTTGACAATCTCGAAGATGTCTTCCACGTCGGTAACGGATACGGTCCTGAAGGATCTTGTATTCAGAAGTTCACTCGAATGCATTCCGTTTCTGTTGGTGATATCATCGTCAACGAGAAATGTGGTACTGCTTACATGGTTGATGGTGAGGGTTGGTCTAATGTTGATTTTGGGAGGATGTTTTAATGGCTAGAGTTCGTCAAGAAATCACTGTGTGGGACAAGGCGCCTAATACGCCTAAACCCTCATAGGTGTTATTCCCAAGGGTGAAACCGTTGCCAAATACTTTTCCAGACCCTTGAGGACGTGGTCTCCGAGTCGTAGAAAGTTTCGAGACTTGACCAAAGCCGAACTTTCCGTTCTATCTTTATAACAAAATGCTCTAAAAGGAAAGCGTAATGATTGTCAAAATGAAATGTAATATGTCTTGTGACCGACCCGTGATCGAGATCTTCAAAGAAAGTGCTTGTGGTCTTGTCAGAGTTGGTGAAGGATTTACTCCTAACTTCCTAGCGTATCATATCCTTGCCAATGGTGGTCCTGCTCCGGAGATACGTGGTTTTGTTCCGGAAACCCACAACGATCTCTGGGATGCTACGTGTGACCTCCTATGAAGAAGGGCGAAACTTACACGTTCCCTAACCCTACCGACCCAATTGGTGCGATGATCAAGCGACATCGTCTTCAAGTGATGGTCCACAGCTGTCTGTATTACTCTTTGGATGAGAACATCTGGGATGACCACAAGTTCGATGATGTCTGTAAAGACCTCGTAAACCTGCTCAAAGTGTATCCTGAAGCGTATTCTGATCGATTTGACGAGTACTTCGAGGGTTGGGATGGTAGTTCAGGGTATCACTTCCCTCACCGTGACCCATGGGTCTTAGGTGCGGCTCAGAGTCTGCTTAGATCAAAAAGTTATTACGATATAACCAATTAGTCTAAAAAATGTGTTGACAAAACATAAAATACCTGTCATAATATGATTTTAAACGATTGAGAAAGGGTGATCAAATGAAGAAAGGTTCTACGTTTTTAGAGTTTGGTAGAGTTCCAGTATCAGTGGAGAGAGAGTTTGAACAGCACGATTATTTAGAGTCTGACATGGAAAACTGTGTCGAATTTGAAGCCGTGTCTGAAACAGATTTCGACCATTTTGATGAAGTTTCTGATGCCAAGAAAGTGATCGAAACCGCCTTGGAGAAATTGTCCGAAAGAGAACGTAAGGTCATATACATGCGATTTGGTATTGGTTGTCGTACCGACCATACCTTAGAAGAAACTGCGTTTGCGTTCCCCGGCGCGACCCGTGAACGGATCCGTCAGATTGAAGCTAAAGCTATCAGGAAAATGCGGAATATGTCATATTCCTAAAATTCATCTAAAAAATGCTTTACAAACATTTAAAAGTATGCGATAATATGTTTTTAATCAATGAGAGATCAGATATGACCAACGCAATTGCTACCCTCGCCGATGCCTTCGCCCAAGAAGGTTTTGTATTGGAAATCGATAGTGAGTTTAAGACTGCTATGTGTACCAAGCCTAGCAAACGTGCTCGCATGGGTTACACTATAAAGTTCAATCATTATTTCCCCACCACTGAGCGCATGTTCAAGTTCGTTGAACGTGAACTTGCAAAGATAGTGGAAGTGCGTGAGTTCAAAGCAGAACGCGCTGCTGCGAAGAAAGAAGCAATCACGATGGCTCGTAACAGTGTAATCGTTGATGACATCTTTGTGTGTTCTTGGGGTTATGAACAGACTCAGGTCGATGCGTATCAGGTTGTTGAGAAGATAGGCAATGCCACTGTCGTGTTGCGTCCTATTGCTTGTCGAACTGTCGAGGGTAGTGAAGGGCGAGACTGTCAGAACGTTGTTCCTGTTTACAATGCCTTCACCTCTGAAGAGACCATCACCAAGCGAATCGGTGAGTACGGGATCACGATGAACAGTTACAGCAGTGCTTATCAGTGGGATGGAAAGCGAGAATTTTATAACTCTTGGTACTATTGATATAACTAAATGTTCTAAGAAATATGTTGACAAAACATCAATCCCAGTGTATAATAGTCTCATAAAATAAAGAAAGGAGAGCGATATGGGTACATTAGTAGATACAAACACCGGCGAGTTTCTTGAGACTGGTGATGCTGGTAATCTGTTAGAGTATGTCAATGCTCTAGAAGAAATGGGTGTGGTACACAGTCTTAGAGTGTACCTTAGTGATGAAGCTTATGCGGAGGTAGAATAATGGTCCCATGGTATGCAAAGGGTGAAGTCGGTGAGTATTTGATTCACGCACTTGATTTGATTCAGGATGGACAAATCAACGATGCCATCAGTGCTTGTCTCAGTGTTGGTATGAGTGATGAAGAAATTGATGAGTTTTTGGCTGCTGAAGGAGTTGCACAATGAGAGATTTGACTGGTAAGATTTGCGAAATCGATTATGTCGGTTCGAGTGTGAGAGTTCTTGGTAAGATTACCGAGTCACGTTACAGTTCCTATGCTGGTGTGACGCACCACTTTGAGTTTCTCACCCCGTTTAAATGGTCCCAGAATGGGTGTGAAATCATCCGCGAAGTTGGTGAGGGTTCTTGCACCGATGATAACATGGTTGTAAAAGTATGGGAGACTTCGTGATGGGTAACGAAATGTTTATTTTTCTGGACAAGCTGCGGGAAAGTGGCACAATCAATATGTTTGGTGCACCCAAAGTTCTGGAAGAGTCTTTCGGTTTGAGTAAGAAAGAAGCCAGAGAAGTGTTCAAAGCATGGACTGTAAACGTTGAAAGAGAGTTACCGTTGGATTCTTTTAATAATAAGTTTCAAAAGTTCGTTGATAGGGAGGATGTGTGATATACCACGAGAGTTGCCTTGACACTCTGTCTCGTTTCGAAGATGATACTATTGATTTGGTGATCACGTCACCGCCTTACAATATGCGTCGAAGAGTTTCGAATGGTAAACTGATTTCTCGTGGTAATGACACTCCAAAGAACGTTGCCAAGTACAGTGAGTTCACGGATGACTTGCCTACAGAAGAATACTTAGAGTTCCATTCGAAAGTTTTAACTGAATGTCTTCGAGTTTCTAATCGAGTCTTTTACAATATTGCTGTTGTTGCTGGTAGTAAACAAGCATTGTTTCAAATGATCGGCAAATTTTCCGAAAGTCTCAAAGACATAATCATTTGGGACAAGGGCCACGGTGAACCAGCAATTCAGGAAGGTGTGTTGAATCGTCAATTTGAGTTCATTCTGGTGTTCGAAAAAGATTATCCCATTTCTAGGATGTTCCGCAAGGATGTTTACTTCAAACGAGGCACACTATCTGATGTGTGGAAGATGCCGCGTGAGAAACATGCCAAGGGTCATCAAGCCGTGATGCCAACCAAGATGGTGAAAACTATACTGGAAAATTTCAGTGCCGAAGATGACCTCGTGTACGATCCTTTTATGGGTGCCGGCACCACCGCAGTTGTATGCGAACAGATGAATCGACGCTGGATTGGTTCTGAGATCAGTCAACAATACGTCGACCTCGCTCGACAGAGAGTGTCAGAGGTTATCACTCTTAATGATTTTTTTGAATAAACATTAAAAACAAAAGGATATTTAGTATGAAAAACGATAATGTAATACCATTCCCTCAGTTACCAGAAGTGTCGGAAATAGACAAGCAATTCTTAGAAATTGAACGTCAGGCAGAAGAAATTAAACTACAGCAGGAACGCATTGCAAAACTGCTTGGAGGAGACTTAGTATGAGCGAATCAACAACTAATCCAAAAGCGTACCTGAACGGATCTTATGTCAATTTTGAACGCGACGGTAAACGTGCTACTGGTTTCGTTTCCGAAGTGTTTGACGAAGGTTTTGCTGTGGACATGGTAGTCCACGATGATAAGGGTTTTCCTAATCATAACACGGATTACACCGTGTTCGTAAAGTCAGAGGAGGTGTATCGATGAAAAAAATTAACGGCTTGATGTCGGGTATTGAAAGATCTTTTGATGAACATGATCGGAAGTTCGATCGCCTTGAACTTGCTATCTTCGGATTGTATATCGTCAACGTTTGTATTATCGCAACAGTAATTTTCACGAGGGTCGTCTAATGAGTTTCGCTAAGTTACAGACGCGTTTGCGTGAAGATGGTTGGTTTGTCGAGTGGAACATGCCGTGTTGTCAATCGTGTGCTTGGGGTGATGTGCCTGATGTTCATCAAGTTGGACCATTTAAAGGGCAGGATGTTGACCTAAGCAAAGTGTTATTCAATCATTCTCAGGACTGTGAAGTCGATGATAGGATTGAAGAAGAGTGTGAACACTGTGACGGTACAGGTTTCACTGAAGATGGCGATAAGGATTGTGGTTACTGCGAAGGCGAGGGTTTCATCTCAGGTGGTTTCGAGGATCTCG